CTCGACTGGAAAGGTCATCGAAGCGCTCGAAGCCTCGGCGGCGGGCATCCTCCGGGATGCAGAGAGCCGCAAGGCTGACGGCAAGACCTATCCCAACCCCTATTGGCTTGGCCGGGTCGAAGTGATCGGCAAGCTGGCCTCGATCATCCAGATGGTCGAAAAGGCCAATTACACGGGGGCGGCCGATATGCTTCGTGACTGTGAAGAAACGGTCGAACGGTTCAACAACGAGACCAAGCGGGTTCTCGGCGTATGAACTGGTGGCAAATCCTGCTGGTCGTCTGGGCAACTCCGGCCGTGCCGGGGATGCTCTACGCCGCCCTGACCTATATTTTCCCGTCCGAACCCGCCAAGGGACGGTGTTTCAAGTCCCGCGCCGTGCTTTTCAGCATCGCCGCTCTGTGGCCGCTCGCCTTAATCGCGATCCTAGTTTTGGCTCGCCGTCTCAAACTCTTGGGAGACCATCATGTTTAAACTGCGCTGCGAAGTCCGTGGTTACCTCACCTTCGAAATCATCGCCAAGTCCAGCGACAAGGTGATGGAACTGTTCGAGGCGGCCGTCCGCGCCCGCTGCAAGAACATCACCGAGGACGAAGTCCGGGCCGAGATCGAGGGCATCAAGCCGTCGTGGATCACCGAGGTCGTCGAGGGCATCGAGATCGACGGCGAAACCTTCTACCTCTAAGGGGAATCCTTTTGTCCATCATTCTGTCTCTGCTGCTGCTGACGGTCATCGTCGGAATCCACGAATATGCCCACCTGTGGGCCGCTCAGAGGCTTCGTGTGCCGGTGGAGCAATTCTCCATCGGCATGGGTCCGGCGCTGCTGAAGACCTCCAAGGGCGGCGTGGAGTACGTCCTGCGCATCTTGCCGCTCGGCGGTTTCGTGAGTTTCAAGGACGACTACAGCGAGGCCACGATCTGGTGGAAGAAAGTCCTGATCTCGCTGGCCGGGCCGGTGGTCAACCTCGTGGTCGCCGTGCTGGCCCTGTTCGTCGTGTTCTCAGTGTTCAAGGGTCCGGCCTCGGGGCTTGAGGCGACGGGGCGCCTTATGGGGATGTTCGTCGGTCTCTACGGCGATGTACTGAAGTCCATCTTCGAGGTGCTGACATTCCAGCATCCCGATGAAATCTCGGGGCCGGTTGGCATCGTCTCCGAGGTTCATACCCAAGTGATCAAGGTCGGATTCGCATTCACCGCCTTCGCGATGTTCGTGGGCCTTAATCTCGGGGTCGGCCTGATCAACCTCGCGCCGCTGCCTCTGCTGGACGGCGGGCGGGCCATGATCGCCTTGCTCGAACCGGTGATCGGGAAAGCCAAAACGCTCTGGTTCGACCGGAAGGTTTTCTCCCCGGTGGGCTTCGTCCTGCTGCTCGCCTTCGTGGTCCTCATCACCTTCAACGACGTGGTGAAGATCACCTTAACATAAGAGGCATAACAAAAGTACTTGCATAAATCTATGCCTCATGTATAGTGCAGTCATTCGCAACGGAGGATGGCATGCTCTCGACCACGAATGACACTCTCCCGGTTGGTGTCGCGGCCCGCTATCAAGCGGCTCGCCAGACGGCCATTATTGCCGGGTGGGCTGATCGTTCGTCGCGCTATGACCGCGCGGTCAAGATCATCTGGAAGTTCATCATGGGCTGCGACCACAATTCGCAGCGGTACTTCGTCATCGAACAGATGAAGAGGATGCTGAACGATGGCGCTTCGCTCTCCGAGGTCCACGCCTACGTCAAGTCGCGCCGCGCCCTGTGGGTTCGCGACATGGCCAGCATCTAGGGAGAACGAACATGGGTCGCAACCTTTTTGCTGGGCAACAAATGCCTGCCGCTCCGAGCACCTTCGAGGCCGCTGAGCATCGATACCTCGCCGAAGGCCGGGACACTTCGTACCGCTGGGCCATGTCCTACGATGATTTCTTGGCGGGTGTCCCGTACAAGGAAAATGAGGTCATGCTGGCCCTCTGTGACGGCGAAGCGCGCAAAGCGTTTATTCTGAGCACCGGCTATGAGAAAGATTCGCACGGGGACCGGCGCGAGAAGTATCGCGTCCTGATCGCCAACAAGACCGGTGATCAGTTCTCCAAGAACTGGAAGTGGGTCTTCCCGCGCCAAGTCCAAGACGGCTACGTGGCCGCCGGTCTGGCCCCCGACGTGCCGCAATGAACGAAGTTCTGTACGCGGCGGTCACCCTCGCCAAGAACGAGCAAATCCGCACGGTCGGGGCTCTGCGAAGCCGCCTGACCCAATACGGGTTCTCCGACGAAGAAATCAACGAAGGCCTGCAACTGTGGGCCGACTATGCCGCGAGGACCAACTGATGCTCGACCCTCGTATCGGCACATTGAACACCGCGCACGGCGTGCAGTTCTACGCCTTCGTGAAGGGCTACGATGCTCCTGAGACGGTCGGGACGTTGGGAGAGGTCGAGATCGCCCTTGGCCTCCGTGAGGCCCCTCTGAGCGCCCGCACGGGCCGTAAGACCCCCACGGGCGGCTGGGTGCTTTCCTTTGGCAAGATCAAGGGAAAGCTGCTGGTCGTGGAGATCAGCACGGCCGACAGCGTCATGGCCGAAGTCCGGTGTGGTGATTTCTCCTGCTCGCTCGGCTTGCTGGACCATCGACGATGACGGACCCGAGGTCGATGGCGACATCATCGATCAGATGGAACTCTGGGCGATCACCAAGGGCTGGTAGCGGATTATATGGACAGCACATTTTTGGAGAGATAAATTTCATCTATATGAACGCGTCTCGTCTTCAAGAAATCATTACCGATCCAAGTTCTGATATCTCCGATGTGGAGAAATATCTTTCGGATAACTACGGCAAAATCACCAATTCGAAAGTGCCTTGGGATGGTAAGGAAACTCGCCATGAGGTGCTGTGCAAGGTGTTCGCGTACTTGGCCAAGAAAGATGCCAATCTCAACGCATTCATCGAGAACTTTCCTTCCGGAGCGACGCTGAAAGAAAAACTATTTGTCGCGGTAACTGGCGAAATATCCAAGTGCGGCCTAGGTAACGACCGGCCCTATGTTGATCGCCTCTATCGATATGGCATGTGCCGGTCGTTCTGCGAATGTCAGATTGCCAAGAAACAATCCACCATCGTCCAGCGATATGGTGTGAACAACATCATGGAATTGTCCAGCGTTAGAGAGAAGGTCGCCAAGACCAACATCGAGCGCCATGGTGGGGTTTCTCCGATGTCGAACGCCGTCGTGCAAGCCAAGGGTAAGGCAACGGTCCTAGATCGCTACGGCGTGGACAACGTCTTCAAGCGAGCCGATTTTCAAGAAACCGCCAACGAGACCCGGATCGAGCGTTACGGGGTCAGAAACCCGGCGCAACACCCTGCGTTCGCCAAAAAAATGCGGGACACGAACGAAGCGCGATACGGTCATCATTCATTCAACAAATCCAAGATGTCCCCCGAGGCCATGAGCGTCATTGACTGCCCGAATGAACTGGCTGGGTGCATCACAGAACGTGGAATACACGGGTCGGCTGCATGGCTGGGTGTTGATCCAACCACAATTTACAACTACGTGGTGAAATATAACCTAGACCTCGGTAAGGGTTCTTCGTATGAAACAGAAATCAAGGGATTTCTGTCCGGGATTGGTGTGAATTTCCTCCATGGCGCGCGAAGAATAATTGCTCCATACGAACTTGATTTCTACATTGAAAGTCACGGTGTGGCTATAGAAATCAACGGAGTGTACTGGCACTCCGACCGCTTGAAGGACGATGTGAATTACCATCTGATGAAATATCAGAGGTGTCATGATCTTGGAATTCGTCTTCTGCAAATCAATGAGGACGAATGGGTAGAGCGCCCGGAACTCATCAAGAACAAAATTAGAAACCTGTTGAAGATGAACATTCGGGGCGATGCTGCTAGAAAGCTGGTCGTCTCGAAAATAGACAACGTTATTGCCCATGTTTTTGTGGACAAATATCACATTCAGGGGCGGACAGGTTATGCCACCTGTAGCTACGGTGCATTCGACTCTAGTGGAGAGTTGGTGTCCGTCATGCAGTTCAACAAACAACGTGGGACAGGTGTCGTTGAGCTTATCCGTTTCTGCTCAGACTATCAATCACATGCCGGTGTGTTCTCTAAATTACTGAAGGGCTCTTTGGCCTCGGAGGGTTTCTCAGAGATCATCTCATTTGCTGATCGACGATACAGTGAAGGAGACGTTTACGAGAAAAATGGCTTTGAGAAAGTCGCTGTGGTACCGGTGGATTACCGGTACGTCAAAGGGATTTCCACATTCCACAAGAGCAGTTTCACCAAGGCAAAGATTGCAAAGAAATTCAATATAGACGTTACGGGGCGGACGGAGCGAGAGCTAATGTCATCTCTCGGATATTCCCGTATATATGATTGTGGAAAAATCAAGTATAGACTACGCTCAGAATAAAAGAGACCCCCGAAATGGTCCGGGGGTCTCTAAAAATCCGGGGAGGGAGTTGAGCGGCATCCCCCGGTTACAACACGATCAGTCTTCGCCGTAAAGCGACAGTACTTCCTCAATTACCGGGTGACGCTCCACGTCTCCAGCTTCAAAATTGACGACTTCCATGGCATCGCTTCCGCGAGCCATCAGACGGTCAGTGAAATCCTTCAGACCGTTTTTCTCGAAACCACCGTCGTGCTGGGCAAGGTCGCCCGTAACGAACATGCGGCAATTGTCGCCGATGCGGGTCAGGACCATCTTCATTTGCGACGGCTTGGTGTTTTGCATTTCGTCGGCGAGGACGATGCAGTTTTTCATGGTGCGACCACGCATATAGGCAAGCGGTGCGATCTCGATGATTTCGTCTTCCATCATCTGGACGATCTGCTTCGGAGTGTAGTACTCCTTGAACACGTCCATGATCGGGATAACCCACGGCGCCATCTTGTCGATCAGCGTGCCCGGCAGGAAGCCATGCTGCTCGTCAACGGAAACCGCTGGACGGGTCAGGATGATCTTGCTGATCTCGCCGTTCTGAAGAGCCTCAATCGCGACGAGGGTCGCAATCAAAGTCTTTCCGCAACCAGCCGGACCCATCGCAAACACGATGTGCTTGGATTCATCCTTGAGTGCGTCGAGATAATCTTCTTGGGCGAGGTTGCGGGGCGTGATCATAACACGCTTGGCGCGGGTTGATTTGGCTTCATCAAAATCAACTACGTTGCTGCCAATTTGGCGGCGACGGTTCTTTTGATACTCGGGAGTGTTACGCTCTTCCCGAGGGTTAACTTTGTTGGAACGCTTAGCGTTCCGGGCGAGGTGTCTTGCCACTTCTGCCTCCGTTAGGTGGTTGTTAGCCGCTCAAAAGTATTTACATAGGGCCAATTGGCCAATAGTCTGTAGATAATAACTACGGTGTTTGCCTATACAGTTTTGTCGGCAACTCCTCTTCGGCTAACCTTATGATCTATTTTAATATTACGCCGAATTGAAAATAGAGACGATATTTTTACTTTCCTTCGATTCATCTCGAAGGTGAATTATTGCATAAATATTGGATGAGAATTCGCGAGATCACGACAAATTCATTGAATGAACTGTTTGACAGTTCTGCGAGCGCCATTACGTGGGAAAATGATGTGGAAGGTCGCTTCACGGTCGATGGGATCGAGTACGTGGTTTTCTTCAAACGCGACGCGGGTGGATCGAACTATTACGACTTCCGGTTCAGCGATGTGTCCGCCGATGACAAAGGCGAGATGCACAACACCGGCCGGGCAGGCGTGGCCGCCATGAAGGTGTTCGGCATCGCCAGCAATGCGGTTCTTGAGTTCCTGAAACGCAAGAGACCACGTGGCCTAGGCTTTGCCGGAATGAAGAAAGATGGTCGCGATGTGTTCTACGCGAAGATGATTCCGTACATCGCAAAACGGGCTGGTCCCATCGGCTACACCATGTCAGTGCGCTCGATGGGCCAGCCCGCGTTCAACAGCGAAAGAGACGAATATCAACTCACCCGTGAAGATTGATCACTGAGTGTGAAAAACGATCACCAGTGCTCGTTACACCGACTCTCGTAGCTATCGGTGGCGCCAAGTTCAATCCGGTCGCCTGTGTGTGATTTCTTGTAGGTCTTAACCGCTGGTTTGCCACATATCGTGCAGTTGGCGGTCTTTTTGTGGATTTCGTCGGCCATGGCCGCGATCTGGGCCGTGATGTTGAAGGCATAGCCTTGCCAGTCCATATCCAACCCGGATACGACCACGTCGGTCCCGGTGATCAAACAATCCCGAATGTGCTCGACGATGTCGCCTTTGAATTGGGGCTGGCTGAAGAATTGAACTTCGTCGATGAACACGACGGCGGCGTTTGCCACCAGAGTGGACACCTGACCCCATTCGGTGATGGATTCGGCGTTGGCGCGCAGGCCGTCATGGGTGACGATCTCGGTCACCGAGTACCGGTCATCAAACGCGGGTTTGATCGCCAGAACACATTTGTGTTCCGAGCGGGCGCGCAAGATACGCGACAGCAATTCAGTGGTCTTACTGGCGTACATAGGCCCCGTCAGGAGGGTGAGATGGCCGTACACGTCACTTGGTCCCATCGAACAGTTCAAGGGCCTCTACGAGCTTTTGACGCACTGGGTCGCTTTCTTCCAGAAGAGAAATCAGGCCGACCACTTGATAGCGAAACAGGTAGTCAGTCGCTTTTTCTTTTCGAGGCGGCAACACACCGGATGGCATTGGAATTTTCACGTTGAACTCCGGGAGGACACGGCCTTCACGACGGAGACGATCTGCCGTCTCCAACTCTCGGAGTTGTTCATCAATGCTCAGTCTCGACATAATCAGGTACCCGAAATAGCGTTATAGATCGCACCCCAATCCTTGACACGTTTGGGAACGTTCTCACCGGTGAGACCAGCACCCGGATGAATTTGGCCGGGGCGGTTGTACTGGCGGTCCAGCAGGAAGGTCCGGTGGCCCATCCCAGCGCCGACCGTGGCGTGGAAAGCATTGTCCTCAACCCAGACCGTGCTGTCGTAACGGCTCAGATAGTCATGCTTGGGCTTTAGGAGGCCCGTACAGTGGACATCGACGAAGGGGATGCCGAAGACCCTTTCAAGGTTCTCTCGTCGCCACACGACCACCTCAGGGGTGTCCAGACAGGACGAAATGGCCGTGAACTGCCAGCCCTCGGCATAGAGCTTCGGAACGAACTCCAACGCGCATTCCTCGGGTTCGAGAAACGGCATTTGGTCCGGAGATGAAGAGAACTCGATCACCAGATCGGTAGCGATTTCCCGTTCGATCTGAAGAAACTCTTCGATGGAACAGAGATCACGGAGGTTGCCAAAGGTTGGGAGACCCTTGGATACGCACCATGACTGAAATTTGTCACCAAACTTCAAGACGGTATCGTCGATGTCAGTCAAAATGAGTTTCATGAAAATACCGTCTTGAAGAATGGGATTAGGCCGCCGAGAACGAAGAGTTCTCGATGATCTCTTTCTTGCGTTCAACCACGCGGTTGACTGCACGTTCCGCGACGTTCGTCAGCCACAGGTCCATGGCCTGTTCGACGTGCTCACGGTACTTATTGAGGTAGTAATTGACCACTTCCTCGTCGGAGTTGCTTTCGGCCATCGAATTCTTGACGACCGTGGCGTTCATCACGTCGATGATGATGTTGGCGTTGCGCAGATGAATGGCGTTCACGCGGTCCACCAGAACCGGTTGTTCGAACAGGTCCACATTGCCGGTGACTTCCATCCAACCCTTTTTCTCGGTGCGAACGCCCTTAGCGGGACGACGAACCAGAGTAACCAGAAGGAACGGACGGTTTCGCAGGTATTTTCCGGTGCTCGGAATGACCTGACCCGGACCCGGAATGACGATTTCAGTATCGGACAAAGAAAAATCTCCAGTTATGAATGCAAACTTGGGAAAGTCAGGGGAGCGTTTTGTTGCGCTTCTCTTTGTTCCCTCATCTTCTTTACAATAACAGAGATGGTATTTTTATCCCTAATTGTTTCCGTGCAGTCTCGGTATAGAACGGTGAGTGAGCCATCGTCATTGTGTTGAATGCGATGTATTCCCGTGAGGCGAACCATCGCTTAGCCCTTTGTCACGCGCATCAGTTCAACCAGCGCAGCGGCGAGGTTGATTTCCGGATCGGCGACCACCGAGTGATTGACTACCGCGCGGGCGATGATCAAGAGAGCATCGTCTTGCTGTTCCTGCGTCGTCCCCCAGATGTGGAGGTTCTTGTAGAAATAGCGGTAGATGTTCTCGTATTCCTCGTGGGTAGCTTTCTCGACCAATAGGGTGCGGCCTTCGATGTACTTTCCCTCGTTGAACAGACGAACGACCTCAAGAAGATAGTCCATGCCATCCACCATGGTCTCGCGATCCGGCGGCGGCGGAAGAACGCCTTTGGTGGTCTTCTGGTCCATCAGACCAAGGCACTTGCGAAGATCGGGATAGGTAAGTTCGCAGTACCCAATCACGTCCTCGACATCGAACGTCGTACCTTGCTGGGCGATGACTTCGGCCGCTCGGGTGACGAACTCGGTCATATCCAGTTTTGGGAACTGGTAATGCTGGACTCGCGAGTGAATGGCCGTGGACATTTTCCACGGTTCATTGCAGGTCATGATGAAACGAACGCTGGAGGATTTCTGCTCCATTTCGGTGCGGAGGAATTTCTGCGTCATCGTGGACAAGGCATCGACCTCATCCATGATGACGTACTTGATTCCCGTGTCGTTCAGCGCCCATGTTCCACAGAACGCGACGATGCGGTCTTGAACGATATCAACCTTCCGCTCGCGGCTGGCCGCGATGAATAGGATGTCGCCCTTGGGAATTTTCAGAAGTTCCATCAGCAGGAACGCGAGAGACGTTTTTCCAGTGCCCGGCACGCCCGAGAACAGGAGATGGGGAAGAGAGCCCTCTTCCACCATTTCCTCGAACTTCGTCCGCATCTCCGGGTCCTTCCAGACATATTCGTCGAAGGTTTTCGGGCGTGCGATTTCAATGAGAAGGTCGGACATATGGCCTACTGAAAATATGGTAAACGAAAATGATGTTCTTTGTTTACCATCCAGAGCCGCGAAGCGCAAATTCCAAATTGCGGTTCGAGAGGTCGCCGGTGACGGTGCGCGGGTCGTCCTTCGTCCGAACCAGAACAGCGTTAGGGTAATCGAGGCGCCACATGTCGATTTCGGAATCGTCAGCGAACGTCAGAGTGATTTTGTTCGTCCAGCGGCCGTGCTCGGTCATGACCCAGTCACCAATTTCCACGTCGGCGGAATTGATCTCCGGCCCGACATAGACTACGCGGCCCCAGCGCGGACGGATGCCTCGGTTGGTCATGTCGTCATCAGGGATGATCAGACCGGATTTGGTGATTTTCTGACCATGATCCAGATCGGAAACCCAGACGTGATCACGCAGGGCTTTGAAGGAATCGACCCGGATAGGGGTAAGTTGTGCCATCGGAAATATGCCTGTACCAAAATTATATTCACATGATACCGAATCGGAAAATACAAGGCAAAATCAAAAAGGGCGAGGTTTCCCCCGCCCTTTCAATCTCTTAAATCGTGAAGAGATTACTTTTTCGCAGCTTCGGCAACCGCTGCGTTAGCAACGAGGTTGACCTTGGCTTCGACCACGTCGTGGGCGATCTCTTCGACGGTGTCGAGGACGACCTGACCAACTGGCTTGTGGTCCTTGGTGATGACCATGATCGCACCGGCGATAGCCGTGGCAATGGTGGCCAGAAGAGCAGCCTTGTCGGGTTCGATGGCGACACCGAACGAGGCCAGCAGGCTGATGATGCCCAGCCATGTCGAACGTTCACCGACGCGCGACTGAATGTAAGTGATAATAGCGTCCATTATAGTTCTCCCCTAGAGAATGTTAGTCCCGGTCTTCAGTTTTGCGCTTACGGGGCTGTTGCGCCGTTTGTTTCGCGGCAGTTTGACCTGCCTGCGCCGTACCCAAGATCGACGCGACAGCGTCGGCCGGAGTTGCGAAGTTGTCAGGCTGAATGGAACGAAGGGAAACTTGCTTCACAGCTTTGGGGCTGGCCGCATAGTATTCTTGCGTGATCGCCTCACGAGTTTTGATAATCGCGCCGCCGCGACGCGAGATGAGATCACCACGAGCATTCATGCCCGCGTTACCAACTGCGACTGCGGTTTCGTTCCTCGACATAAGAAGTCCCATATCGACTTCTTTGCCTTTCATGGAAAGCACCTTCATTTTATTCACTCCTAGTGTGTCTATCTCTATTTATCCACAAAGGGACACCAGCCTTAACTTAAGGCCTGAGATATCTAGGAGAGAATGAAGCTACTCTACTTCAGGAATTCATGAATATCTAGGTTGTGCCGAATTGGGTCGATTTTATGCACGCCGATCAGATAGAGGCAGAAACTGGCCACGCTGGAGCCACGTCCGACACCCCAGACGACATTGTTTCGACGAAAATGGTCGATCAGGTACATCATCAACTGAAGAAGTGGGATGAGACCCCGTTCCTCGAACAGGTCCATCTCCATGTTGACCCGCTCGTACTCGACCGTGTTCTTGGTCATCGACAGGAGGAACTGGCGCACATCAACCGATTTCATCTCTTCTGGAATGAACCACATCGCGGCCCGGCGGCGATGCTCTTCCTCCGGGCTGTGATCCAGAGGGGGAGCATCGCCGATGATCGCCTCGGGTTTATCGAAGTGCGCGCACCACTTGTTGTACTCGTCGATCATGGGATCATCGCCGACATACAGCGCGGCCGTGTCCATGCCTTGCAGAATCATGTCGTAGACGGCATGCGGCTCGATGATGGTTCGGCCGTGCTCGTCTACGTGTCGGTCTACTGCCATGGGCGCCTCGGTGGGTTAGTCTTTTATCTTACCACCATCATGTACCTGAGGGCGAAATTCGTGTCGAATAATTGATCCATTTGACGGAACAGGTTTTTTTGGTTCGAGGAAATCGAACTTGAAAGCGTATCCCGGCTTGATCGACAAATCTGCGTTCTCGTCAGGGATCGTGTCGAGGGTGGAACCATCATCACGGTTCCACCACGGTTCTTCAAAATACCGACGTTCGTCCAACCATTCCTCGGAGGATGGCAGGACGTTGCTGGAATCGCCGAAGAACTCGAACGACACGCCGAGCGAATTGTCGGCTTCGATGTAGACCGGGCCGAACGCCAGCGCGCCGGTGGCCAGAGCTTGCAGCTTGGCTTGGATCAAGGCGGCCATTACGGCATCGTCGGGGTCTTCCGGGGCCAGAACCAGCATGTTGGACAGGCGAGGCGATCCTTCAGCGTCAAGGAACATGCGAATGGCGGTGACGTTGTCATGTGAAAACACGATGCTGTTTTCGAGGACGTTGTCCAACCAGTAGCGGATTTTCATAAACGCCTTTTCGATGTCGTCTTCTCCCGCCGTGTCCATGTGCATGAACTCGATCTTGACCTTCAAGGACGACGGAATCAGTACTTCTTCAATCATCCGAGAGAATTTGAGGTTGAAATGGTAGTAAGTTGAGCACTCGAATTCATCAGGCATCGGGGTCGTCTTTCTCTACTGGTGCATCCACCGGCGCGGGCGTGGCTGTGCGCTTGGGAATTTCATGAATCGCTTTGGTTGAGGTTCCAACCGGCGCGGCCGTCTTGATGTAGGTCTGGCGCTCGCGTCCAGAGCGGCGGCGCTGGGTAAGTTTGCTTTCTTCTTCGGCGATTTCGGCTTGACGACGATGAAGGATCGCCAAATCAGGTTCAGTCTCGATGATCTCAGGGAACATCTTCAGACGCTCATTGAACATGGATTTCATCATGCGTTCGCGGCGCTCGGTATCGATGGCCGTAAGCATGGAATGAAGCTGATAGACCATTTCGGTACTAGCAGAGAACCGCCCGGCCCACGCAAGCCGCCGACTGATCAGGTCTTGTTTCTTCAGAAGCTCATCATCAGTCATTGCGCCGGGACTGAATCCGGGAGTATCGAACATTTCTTAATGTACCATCCTGCTCGCGGAAAACCCATTTAATTCCGCACGGTACGATTATTTATGTCCGCTTATTTCCGCTGCGGTGGTTTAGGAACGCCGCGAGCGAATGCTGGATTCGTGACGCGATAATTGGTTCCACAATTCGAGCAATAGAACTCGATGTGACGAAATACCACATTCTTGAAACCGATCTCCGAAACTGTACCACAGTCACAACTGAAACAAATAGGACCAGCAACCGTTAGGCGATGTTCCTTCGTAGCTTCCACTTGCGGTTTCTTCGGCGGTTTACCCGGAAAACGAATTATATCCATGACTATACTCTGTGGACCCACCCACGACTACTGTTATCAAAATATTTATTGATAGGTAGGGGAACCAATATGTGTCTTTTTCATGGTTGAAACTAGGCTATGTTACCGTTAGCGTGAAGGTTCGTAGGGTCGAGTTGAAATTGTCGGACGCGGCGAGTTCGAACGTGTACGTTCCCGCCGACACGGTACCCGCAAGCAAGCCAGACCCGTTAGACGTAAGTGTAGTTCCGGACGGCAAAGTACCGCTGGCCAGCAAATAGCTGATCAGATGGCTTTCCGGATCGGTCGCCGAGAATTGCTGACTGTACGCTCCAGCCGTTGCAGACAGGGCTGCGGAGGTGTTCCACGTCGGCGGCATGTTGATGATCTTGATCGTGAACGTGAAATTCGTCAGCAAGAAACCATCAGTCGCCGTGATCGTGAAACCCTGATAACCGAAAACTGCATCGATATACGGAATTGACCCGGTAATCACACCGGTGTTCGAATCGAGCGTGTAATAGCTCGGAATATCCACTCCGCGATAGACGATAGGCAAACCATCATCTGACGTGGCGTTGGCGACGAGGTTGATCGGACCCAAGCACACCCGATCCTGAATGGCCGCATTGGAATGCCAAATCGGTCCAGCGGCTCTTTTTTGACCGAGGAAGTCAGAAAACTTGATCGTTCCTGATGTTGGGATGCGCGAGGTATATGGGCGATCCACGACGTAGAAATCACCGAGACTGAAAATTCGGTGAGTAAATGGATTGGTGCAGGTACGCGGCGAGCCGAGGTTTGCGAACGTTTCGGTGGAACTGATGGCCCACGCTCCGGCCGCCAAATCCCAGACGGTTTTATCACGATTGTCGTAGATGCGGGTGATACCGATCCCCGGCAACAATCCTCCGGCGGCCTTGGTGATGCCGATGGAAGCTGTTTGGGTGACGTTATCGCCGACGTAGAAATTGTACGAACCGTTCGGCTCGAAGAAATCGTACATGTTGTCTTGGGTGAACCACCTCGCATAAACCGCCGTGGGAAACGCGGCATTGATTGCAGTGTAAGTGGCCGATCCCGAAAGTGCTTGCCAACCTTGTGAGGCAATCAATTGGGTGTTGATGACCCCGTATGCACCGAGTGGTTGGCGGTTGATGTCGAACAAATATAGGCCCATGCGTTGGTAGGGTGTGAAACCATGCGTGGTTGTAGAATCCGTGACAATACGGCGGTTCATGGCGAAATTATAGGTTACGCCACTCTCCAACGCGAAATATTCAAGCTCTCCGTAAGAGCGAGGCTGGATTATACCTCCCCAATACTGGGTCTGAGTCTGAAGAACAGTTCCATATGGAGCGACGGTAGTGAACGTCAACTCTGGAGCCAATGGCAAATATCCACGTGGGATCAGTGTCCCATAATCGGACGACAGGTTCTTGTAGGTATTCGCGAAATTCGATGGATGATTACCGATTTCCGAGTTGTACATGCAGTCATATTCGTATTCAGAATCGACGACGTTTGCCGTGATTTCGGATAGGATCGTCTGACGATAGTAA